ATACCCAAGCATTACCGAATACCCAAGCATTACCGAATACCCTAGCACTACCGAATACCCTAGCATTACCTGATACTTTAGCATCACCGGATACCATAGCATTACCTGATACCTTAGCATCACCGGATACCCAAGCATCACCATCGTGACTCAAGTTATCTTCTTTTTGTATATACCCCCCTAATTCTCCCTTTTTAACTTCGCTAAATTCTTCCACACACTCGATTCTAAAAAGTGTTAATCCGCATACTTCTATTTTTAAATNTTCTCTTAGTTTGTATTTTCTCATTTACATATCCTTTTTATCATAGATATATAAGCCTCTGCTTTATGGTCGTTCTTTAAACACTTACAACACGAGTATTGGTTGTCTATAATATGGTAAAACATACCGTCTTTTTCTTTATCACATGAACAGCATCTTATAGGTGTCTGTTGATATATTTTTCTTAGTTTCAAAACATTACCTCCTTAATTGTTACTATAATAACAAAAAATTGTTACTAATTCAATATACTTTTTTTATAACTTTCCAATACTTGCCAGACTTAACAGCGTGTATTTCTTTCGGTTTTCTGTATACTGATTTTTCAATAAGCGCTTCTGTTACCGTTTTCGCGCTACCTCCCATTTCTTTTATTTGTTTTCGTGCCTTTTCTCCGGCCATTCCAAAATGCTCAACACATACCCACTCATTGAATATTTTTAAATATGACCAGTAAGAAACTTTCAAGCTGTCTTTCTTGCCCATTTTGACGTGCCTATTGTATGTGACATCTGTCACCTTAAATACCTGTGGTTTTATCTGGCTAGATAGAATAGCCCCGTCATACGCCTGAAAATCGTGATTAACTTCTGAATTATCAGGAAATTTAAATCCGCACTCTGGACATTCTTTTTTTGATGCATGGACTATTTCGTGGCAATTCCTGCACTCCTTCATAGGGGCTTCTCCGGGTTCTGTCGATTCACTCTTAGCTCGCTTTGTGGGTATTGCGTCAATTGGTCCGTGTTCAATAACATTATTCCCGTAATCAAGAAACAAACAGTTTTCCTTTCCCGGATATAGACGCATCCCACGGCCTACTATTTGCACGTAAAGCCCCGTGGATAACGTTGCCCTTACCATAGCTACTAAATCGCAAATAGGAGCATCAAAACCAGTAGTTAAAACACCTATGTTAATGAGGCATTTTAAATTTCCATTCTTGAAATTATTTGTAATCTTGTCTCGCTCTATCTTCGGTGTCTTGCCCGTCAACACCTCAACACTCCTTATTCCATTGTTTAAGAATTCTTCTTTAAGAAGCTCTGCATGAGATAGTCCAGAAGCGAACACAAGCCATGCTCTCCTGTCTTTCCCGTACTCTATTATTTCAGATACTACAGACTCGACTAAATCTTTTTTACTAGCTGCTTTGTTTAAATCGGATTCAAGGTACTCGCCACCTCTTTTCTTGACAGAAGTTAAGTCTATTTTTTGAACACCCCCTTTTGTAATAACATTGCACAAGTACCCGTTTTCTATAAGGTACGATATCTCTATGTCGTAAGATATGCCATCAAACAAACACCCCTTACCGTAAAGCCTTCCTGAATCCAGGCGATATGGCGTGGCGGTCAATCCTATAAACTTTGTTTTAGGGTTCATTAATAATAATGTATCCCTAACTCTACCGTATCGAGTATCCGCTCGTTTTGGTATCATGTGCGCCTCATCTATTATCACGATATCAAAAGGCTCGAATTTATGAATAGCCGTATCGATACTCTGTATACCAGCGAATAAAACATTTTGGAGCGTGTCTTTTCTGTTAAAACTAGCTGAGTATATTCCCGTATTGCACTCTGGGTATAGTTCATGAAATTTTAAACAGTTCTGTGAGATAAGTTCTTTTACATGGGTTAAGTTTAGTATTCTAACTCCCTCGTAACTAGTAACTAGGTGCCTACATATCTCTGCCATGATAATACTTTTACCTGCGCCGGTAGGTGCAACTACTAAAGGATTATTGCCCCTTCCTTTACTAATGTAATCAAAAACAGAATTTACTGCTTCTTGTTGATAGTCTCTTAGATGTATCATAAAACTACTAGGTTATAATATTTAAACTCAATAGGTGTTAAATCAAGTGTGTTATCAAACAAAACAAAATACTTGCAATTTTTTAAAGCGTCTTTAATAGGCAGGCTTAAATTGATATTGCATACTCTGTTAACTTGTCCGGTTAAATGNGGTTTGTCCTTAATACATACCTTTGCACCTTCCATTTCAGCAATTCTTTTTAACCTGAACAGCTTCAATTGGCTTTTTGTTTTAATCATTTTGAATTCCTTCATCTAAGTACCCATCTGAATACAATACATTTTTACCTTTTATTAAATCTATTGGAGTTCCTATAAGAGTAGGTAAGTACCTGTGATCTGAACATCCCTTTTCCTGTTCTTCTTTTGTGATGCCCTTGTTAAATTCCTCGCAATACCATCCACCTGTTTTTAAAGGTGTCGAATGCGCGCAAGTCCTGCAATTTCTTATAGGCTTTTCTTTCTTGTGGCAAACCTTTGTATATCGACACATTTTACACATATAGTAGTCCGGCGTGTCCGATATTCCAGGCGAGGGCGCATAATCAAATATGATATTTTCAGCTTTCTTTAAGAGCTTATTAGCATATATCTCATCAAATTCAATTCTTTCCTGGTAAAGCTCGTCATCATTTTTGTTTACAGCAAAGTAAAATCCTCTATTCACTCCAAGCCCTAACATATAAGTTTGCATTTGCGCGTAATGCGTGGGCTTTGATTTCTGTACACCATGCTTTTTTAAATGCTGAAACGATTTATCGTTGTGAGTTTTGTACTCTACTATGTGCCATGCTTTTGGAGCCTCTAAAAATCCTCTTCCTACTCCGTCTACATTCCCACCAAAGTGACCGCCTAAAAGATCAGTCCTTATTTGCTCACCTTCTTCTGTGAACGACTTCAACTCAATGCCAACTCGCTTTAAATCTCGTATAAATCTTTCTTCCTCGTCCTGTCCTCTCTCGAATAGTTTAAGCATTTGCCCAACTTGCTTTGTGCTTCTTTTAGGTACTTCGAATTTAGACGGCACTACCCATCTAAATGAAAGCCACAACATTTTACTGCATTCTTCCCCTATCTGAGATGCGCCTAAGCGCACCCCAAATCGTGGGTTTTCGTTATCTTCGTAGCTCTTATATATTCTGTTTATCGTTGAATCAACCACATTAGATATGTCCACCATTTTTTTACCCCTTTCCTTAATTTACTTAGACATCCAGCCTGGTTTCTCCTTTTTATCGCTTTGAGCATTTCCGCTCGCTGTCTCGGTGTTAACTTGCTTAGTATCTCCTGCATTTTTATATCCCTCATACATAAAATGTTTTTTTACTTTATTAGAAGCTTCATACTGACCACTTGCCGGCTGAATGCCAAGAGATACAGTACAAATCTTATCAATCAAATCTTCCGTCTTAGAAATTTTAGTCATAATACATTTAGAGATTTCACCAAGAACACTAAGCCCGATTTGAGTCGCTTTCTCGCTCTTGTTTTGAATGTTGATATTTTCAAAGAAGATGCGCCCTTCATAATCGCCTTCGATGACTTGCCACTTTAGGCTGAGGTACTTGCCTGTNCCGTCGTTTGTTTCTCTTAATTCGCAATCTGATATCACACATAGGTATTCACCTACGGGAAGCGGNGAAAAGTCGCTTGTTCTTTCTGGTAATTCCTCTGGTAAAAATTGTTGTAAATCCATTATTTATTCTCCTTCTATTTGTTCATTTCCCATTAAAGCACTCATAAATATATTGGCGTCAAACGGTATCGATTCAGGCATACTGTATCTGTTCTTAGCTATTAAGCTAGGGGTCTCAGATAAGTAAAGCAATGTATCGCCTCGTTTCTTAGCTACTGCCTTTTCGCCTAGTTTTTTGTCGTCGATCTTTTTAATGAAAATCGGCATNGATGCAAAGCCGACAATGTCAGACTGCTCACAAAAGAACTTAGACGGTAATTTATGGAGTTTAATACTGTGCCTATCATANGANTCTGTNTCNGGCGATTCAAACCTGACCACGTCTGAATGAGCGATAAGAACAACCATTTTAAATATGCCTAGGTCTATCAGTTCACGACATGCCCTATTGATATTATTCCAGTAATCTAGGGCATAAGTATACCCTTTGCCATAGCCTACGTCTTCAATGTTTTTCTTACCAAGATCAGTTGAAACTTGTCTCCAGATAATTGGCTCAAGAGAGGATAACGAGTCAATAATTAAAGTATCGTATGTATCTTTCTCAAGTTCAAAACACGCACTTATTGCCTGCTCTACATCTGTCCATGATTTGCATGTCGGGAATGCGTCTACTTCATTTGAACCAAGGCCACCTTGATCAGTTACTATGAACAATGGCTTTGGGAGCTGACTACAAAATGTAGTCTTCCCGATACCTGGTGTGCCGTGTAGAACCATGAGCGGTGTTTTTGTTCCTACATTCTTAGCAATTGATTTTAAATCTATAGCCATTATCTCACTACCCTTTCAACTTTAACGTTAATTTTTCCGTCTTTAAAAGAAACAGCATCTGATACGATTTCAAATACTTCTTTATTGGCAATCTGTAAACCTTTGTACGCTCTAACGTCTAGCTCAACCTTTGACTTCACGGGGCGAAGTTCAGGTGCTATTTTTCTTCTGATACTTTCCCATACAGAAAGGTCTAGAGAGTAATTCACTGGTTTTTTAACTTTAACTTTAAAGTCTTCGTTATTAAATGTTTTTTCTCTGCCTCTTTCAAGTACGTAGTACATAGATATATCTGCCATAAGCTTTTCTTTTTTTATGCTTAAAATTTGCTCGTGTGATTGAATCTGCTCAAGCTCGATAAGCATATCATTAAGTCTCTCCTCTCTTTTTTCATCTAACATTTCTATAGTCATAAAAAGACCTCCTTGTTTATTTGTTAATATAATAACAATAAAATGTTACAGTGTCAACAATTAATAATATAAACAGATACACTTTTTTTCCCTTTTTTATCAGAGGACATAATCACGTCGCCTGACTCTATAAGTGTGTTAAGTATATCGTTTCTTTCTTGCCGTCTTAGAAACTGTGTTCTTTTCGTTATTTCTGACTTTGTAGCGCCTGTACTGCCAAACAACTTTAATATACGCACAACTGCNTTTAAATTCGATTCNACGGTATTATCCGAAACCCGATCATTCGATCTGTTCATTAGTACGTTGGCTGTCCACATTGCTATTTCAGCAGCCCACCCAAGCGCTTCGAGATCTATTACCGGAACTTCGTGATTGACACTAACAGCGTATATTAGAGCAAGCTTTGCTGCGTTTTCAGCTACTCTACTATAGAGAGCTGACGATATAGGGCATTTCATAAGGTCCGTGCAATGCTCGTCTAGTTCCTCCCACAGTTCATACACACCCTCGTCCATTTTAACGGTCTTTGGCTCTATCTTAATACTTTCAGTATTTAAGAATTCCGATAAATCGCCCCCGTTGTGACTATATGATGCCAGGTTCGCTATCCTAGCTGCGAGCCCCTTTGTCTCGTAGTTCAAGTCCGGTCTTTGTCTAGGTGGCCGGGAACTCGAAGCCTCAAATAACAAGAACCTTGATAAAGTTCCGTTTACTGATTCTGAACTTGAGAGAGCTTCATAAAACTCTGATGGTACGGTAGTCCCGTATATGCACGCATTCGGACTTTCTATTTCAATTTTTGGCTTGTTCTTTTGATCTGCGTATTCTTTACCTGAATACACTGATCCTGCTGATGAGTATAACACAAGTAACGTGGTAATGATTTCTTTCATGTGTGCAGATGCCTTGTGATCTGTTGATGCCTTGAGTTTTCTACCAAACTCATCCAGCATAAAGAGTTGAGACGGGTACCGTTGCATAGCTGCAATAATCGCTTGACCACTAGCAAAGTCCTCACCGCCGATATATTTCATAACCCCGGCCTGGTGTGCGAGTTTTTTAATGATCTTTCTAGCGTGGTCTTTACCAGCTCCAGACTCCGCTATGCCGACAACGTATATATTACTTCTGATGCCTGTCTCTGTCTGATACTTACAGCCAATCAAGCTACCGAGAAACGACACACTAGCTGCGACTGCAAGCTCTGGTTGAGGGCGAATACTAGTCGCCATGATATAGTTATAAATATCACGCATGATACCCCTGTTNGGTACTAACGTATCAGGTGGTGCAATATCGATAGGTTCATACGATTCCTTGATTATATTCGCGATTTCTTTTTGGCTAGACTCTATTATCAACTCTGCCAACTGAGACCCAATCTCAATATTAGGATTTTCCCAACCGCACTCATTAGCAAATTGGAACACAGTGTCGAACGTTACTACCTTAGAGTAGTTATGGCCTCTGCGTGATAAGTTACGCCACTGATTCTCAACACTTACAGAGTCATACGCCTTGGACAGCGACGACCACCAATCCCATAATTCAAACCCATTCGGCGACGGGTCAGTATAGTGTATCGCCATGCCTACACGTATCCATGATTCATATGAATCCGCCATGCGACTACACGCTTCTAGGGCCTCAATGCCGAATTCCGGTATGTAGCCGTCTGGATTCCATGATGGAACGGTGATAGCGCGCTCTGTATCATCGACGCTTATTTTGTCTGTAAATACTTTAGGCGCTTCTGATATTTCGTTAATATCAAATTCACCGGACGCTGTATCGAAGAAATACTCTTTACCAGATGCATGTACAGATGGGGGCACTATAATATACCCACCATCGGCCCGTGAGTCGATATTCTTAAATATCTCTGTACCTGTTTTGTATTTACCCTCTTGTGGGTATTTATAAATATAGTGAACACCACCGCCTCCAGTTTCAGAAACTAGTGTTTCAGGTAATTCTAGGGCGTTATACTCGAGTACATCATTAGCGGTTTTAAATCCCTCACTAACGTCTATATCAATAACAAGTATTCCAGACTCCTTTCCTGTTACTACGGCTATGTTAGAATCCGGCCATAC